GCACCAGTTAGAAGTTCTGCTGCTGCAGTCTTAGCACGAGCAGATGTATGATAAAGATTGCTTGCGCCCTCTTCAATATCATCTGTATCTAAATCATTAATTGCATTTGTTGCAAATGTTTCTGCTGCAGTCTGTGCTGCTGATGCAGAGCCATAAGAATCAAATGCTGGAGCACCCAAAGGATACAAAGCGTTGTCTGTATAAGAGTTTGCTGCTGCTATAGCGTCAGATTCTGCAGTGTCAGCGTATCCTTGATAAGCAAGAGTAATTGCTGTCTCACGACCATCTGTATAAGAGTTTGCTGATGCTACAGCGTCTGTTTCTGCTGTATCAACATAAAGTTTGTTTGCTGCATCGCCTGAGTTTGTTGGTGCTGCAAGGCTTGTTACCTTGTTTGTACCACCAAAATCAAGGTTGCCAGTCATGCTGTCTCCAGCCTTGGCTACCTTATTTCCAATAGATGTTGTTACGGTTGTTACAAATGAAGCATCATCATTTATTGCTGCTGCCAACTCATTCAAAGTATCTAATGCTGCTGGGGCAGAATCAATAAGATTTGCTACTGCTGTATCAACATAAGACTTTGTTGCAGCATCTGCGTTTGCTGTTGGAGTTGCAAGGCCAGAAACCTTATATCCACCAGCAGCGAGATCGCTACCAAGAGTCTTGTTTGAAAGTGTTTGTGTGTCAGTTGTACCAACGACATCTCCTGTAACACCATGTACGCCTGTTGTTAAAGCACTGTGTGCATCTACGGCATCGTCTGCATATTCTTCTGCGTTATCAAGTGCTGCGTTAGCCTTTGCTGTTGCATCTGTTGCAGCAGTTGCTTCTGCTGCTGATTTTGCTGTAGCAATACGGGCAGTAACAGTATTTCCTGCTGTTCCGTCTACAGTATTGTCACCAATCTTAGAGTCTACGCTTGCTGCAGCATCTGAAATTGCTTCGCCCTTTGCGGCAGTAACTTCTGCATCTGTTGCAAAATCTCCATCAATTGTTGCTGTAATGCTTACGTTTTCTGTACCGTCAAAAGATACAGAACCTGTTACATCTCCAGTCAATGAGATTGTACGAGCAGTCTCAAGTGCTGTTGCTGTATCTGCATTAGCAGTTACATCACCAGTTACATTACCAGTTAGATTTGCTGTTATTGTTCCCGCAGCAAAGTTGCCATTAGCATCACGCTTTACAACCTTGTCTGCTTGGTTTGCTGAGGTGGCTGTTCCACCAATTAAGTTGACGATATAAGTTTGATCGTCTGTTTTCTTAGTAAGAATATCGTGATTATTGATGGTACCTGTTGTGCCTTCAACAATAAGACCATTCTTTACCTTGAAGTCTTTTGTTACTGTTGCCATATTTTTATCTCCTTATTTACGCCTTAAGTCCAATTCGTGCATAACGAACTGTGACTGGCTTAATTGCAGGATCTGGAGTGACTGTTAAAGCCACGGTATTTCCAGTCCGTGAGACGCTAATGGTGCCAATATTCCCATCATTGTCTATAGTGCCATACTCAGAGACGTTTACATTTGTACCGTCTACAAGTATGGTCAACTCTGTTGCATAAAACTTGTTATCTCCAGCAGTTGTTTTTGCTATGGAGACCAAGTACTTAACCATACGCCATTGTGTGGCGTCAAAATTATCTATCACTGTAACATTTTCAATGCCAGAGATTGTGTTTTCATTATTACCAGATGAGCCAAGATCATTTCCAGCACCTGCAAGGGTGTCAATTAAATCTTCGTAATCTTCCTGTGTAGGACGATCACCTGTTCTGAACTTTGCTTTAACGGCAGGGATTGTTATTTTTGCCATGGCTATATTATAACCTCCATTTTTGTATTATTAAAGAATATAGTTATTGAAACCAATTACTGCGATTCCAATACCTGCTGGATTTAACCTGTTATATCCTTCAATTCCTATATTTGTAAACTTGACTCTAAATGGCAGTACCTCGTTAATTTTTACTGTTCTAGTGTCATTTGCTACATTAATTATTGCATAAGATACTGCATTGATTGCCTTGAGTTTATTATTATTTTTATCTAATATTTTTGCTGATGCCATTAATCTGTTACATCTTCAAGAATCGTCATCTTACCCTGAGCCACTGTCCAAACATATGCTGCGTTTGACAACTGTATATCAAAGATATCTCCTGTTTCAAGTATTTGTGATTCTGATGATAATAAAGACACTGTAAATTCGCCTGGTAGGTCATCTGCATCTGCTGCTGGATTTAATGATAGTATTAATGTTGCATTATCTGTAATTACCCCAAGATCTGATGAATTGTTTGGACGTTTAATTTTCATATCGATAGTCCAGTCAGGAATGTTTAAGGGTTGTTTTTCGTCATCTGTTACATAGACTCTAAATGATGCTGTATCACCACGCACAACCGTCCAAGAAACTGTTGGAGGTTTATTTCCTACATCGTAATAAGAAGCAGATCCACGCAGTGTTGCCATAATATTAGATTATACCACAATTAGGCTAAACCGTCTCTGAGTGCTCCCCAGGTACCGTTGCCTTTAGCCTCAACAATTATAATTCCTGCTGTTGGAGATACATTTGCAACAATTCCAACTGCCCCAGAACCTGTTGATGGTCTAGTAGTTGTTAATCCTCCAGTTGTACCAACATAAACAACAGCACCTGCTGGAGATAAATCACTTGTATTAATATTATCTAAAACACCAGCAACAATTACCAAACCTTCTTCATTATTATCTAATGTCTCTTTTAATAATCCAAGAATAGGTTGAGTTGTTGATGATGTTGCTTTTGTGACATGTGTAACACCATTAACTGAGGTTGTTACATATACGGGAGTTCTTGCCTCTAATGTGATACCGCTCACATTTTTAACATTCATCTGAAAAGCAGAAATGCCAAGCGGTGGTAAAACAACACGTAATCTATCTGCTAACTGCTCAATATCTCCGTGTACATTTACTGGATCTTCTGCTATTGGAAAGGGTAAATTAAATACCCCATCATTTGTATTTCCTGTTGCCATATGGTTTTATTATACCACTTTTAGGTATTTGACAATAAGAATAAATTTATGTTATACTAAGAAGTAACATGGCACCCCTAAAAAGGTGTCATTCGTTTCTAAGGAGGAAACTATGATTAACTTTATGAATAATAACAGGCAAATCATTGGTACACTCAGCATATTGGCAATGTTTGCCGTTTGGTCAAACGCTGCTAATGCTTCTGAAAACCGATTAGACGGCACTAGTGTCGTGCTGACAGAAACAATAGAGGCCACGGAAGTGGCCAAAGTCGTTTCTAAGGCTAAAGAAGATCAGTTAGAAAAATATCAAAACGCTACATCTCTATCTGACAAAGACCTAAAAAATCTACTGAAGTTAGTGGGCTTTGAAGGTCAAAATCTAAAGGAGGCATGGGCTGTTGCTAAAAAAGAAAGTAATGGTCGTCCACTAGCATTTAACGGAAATATCTCAACTGGTGACAGTTCGTATGGTATCTTTCAGATTAATATGCTTGGTGTTCTTGGTCTAGATCGTCGTGACAAATTTGAGTTAGACCATAATGCAGACTTATTTAATCCAGTAATAAATGCAGAAATTGCATATCATATGTCCAATGGAGGACAGGACTGGAGTTCTTGGAAGGGTCTAACCCAAAGAACAAAACAGTGGATGGAAAAATTCCCTAAGTAACTCTAGGAGTTACAAAACAAGATTGCCACATATGGTACTTTTCTTTATTGGAAATACCGTATGTGGCATCTAGTTTATATTCGTAAAAATCATTTAATCTTTTTGTACCAATTTCATCATATTTTTTCCAGGTTTCACTTTGCTCCCAATGTCTTATGCGTTTTTTACCAGTATAATGATGAAAACAATAATTGTATGGTGGAGCAACCAATTTAATGTCATTACAATAAAATCTTATTGCTAGTGTTTGCTCTTCTCCATTGAAATAAATTTGATCATCATACGGAACTTTTAAAAAATGTTCAGAGTATCCAAAAGCCAAACCAGCACAAAAATATCCATGAAACTCACCTATGTCTCCGCCAACATAGTCCTTATATTTTGGTTCAAACCTGATTGGGCTGTTTTCAGTCGCAGGTTGGATTCTAAGGCATGTTGGAACAAGAACGGTAGCAAACTTTAGGTTGCCTGTTTCTGTGTACTCATAGGTGCCTGGATAGGCTGTAAAGATCAGGTCTCCCCAATACCCTATAGCCTTTTCGTAATGATCTACGATTTTTTCATCCCAGTGTTCAATAAACTGTGTATGACTGTCTACTTGTAAATAATATTTATAAGAATTATTTAAAGGTTTTTGGGTTTCTGCTCTAGCATAACCAACACCACGAGCATCGCTATAATGTATTTTTTTATAAACATAATGTTTCACGTTAAACAACTCAAACAAGTGTTCTAAATTTGGGTGATTGTCATCCTGAGAAAATATTGATAAAAATAGTCTTTCTGGATTTTTTGCTTGTTTTAAAATAGAAAAAACAGTATCTAGTAATTCTTGATCTCTATAAGATGCAATAGATACAAATATTTTGTCCATAATTATTGATTATATCTACCATTTTCCTAATGGACATGTTGCCTTTTCTAGTTTTGTTTTTAATTTCATAATGCATCCACATTTTTTGCACTGAGTTGTAAGTGCAATTAATTCTGGACACCCCTGACAAATAGAAAATCTTTTGTCACTTTCATACTCAGAAACGTATTGTGTATTTGGATTTAGCAAATCCCATGGACGAGTTTCGCCAAGATTTTGCTTGTATTTTTGCCAAGCAGACAACTCTGACATTTATTATCCTTGTGGTGGTAGTGGTGGGAAAAAGTTAGTGCCGTCGTAAGTCCATCCAAAATTAATATTATCATCTGTGATTGGAATAATTTTTGGATCTGATTGATAGGCAGCAATAATAGCATCCAATGTACTATCTATGCCCTGTTGTAAAGCAACAGTTCCAGCCACATCATTTCCTACAACAATAGCAAATTTAAATTTAGACATTTTTTCTCCTTTTTATAAAGTATATCATATCAACTAACAGCCATCACTCCAGCATGCCCCAGCATAGCAATATTCACATGATGAGCATTGTGAACATGGATCTGCTGCAGTTGTACCTTGTGTAGCCTCAGTTGTATTGGATCCGCCTGAGCCAGTGCCTCCTGATCCAGTGCCTCCTGAGCCAGTGCCTCCTGAGCCAGTGCCTCCTGAGCCAGATGATGCTTCTGTTGTTGTAGGTTGTGGATTAACTCCTACACAGTTACCAGCACAGTCATATTGACCGCTCCAATCCCATCCACAAGCAAAATCAGCATAACTTACACATCCACCGCCACCTGATGCTGCTGTTGTAGTTACAGTTGAAGCAGCAGTTGTAGTTACTGTTGGTGCAGCAGTTGTTGTTGCTTGAACAGGTGGATTATATGGTGCAGCAGTTGTAGTTACTGCTGGTGCAGCAGTTGTAGTTGCAGCAGGTGGACAATTCCATGATTCTGCACCTGTACATGGGTTTACATAAATTACAACACTTGTTGGTACACCATTACAGGTTCTAACCTCATTATTTGTTGCAACTGGCGTACAATTTTGTGTTGTTGTAATTGTCGGTGCTGCTGTTGTAGTTGTAGTTGCTACTGGTGCTGCTGTTGTAGTTGTAGTTACTTGAGCAGGTGGGTTGTAAGGAGCCGCAGTTGTGGTTGTGGTTTCTGGACATGTCCACGATTCAGCACCTGTACATGGGTTTACATACATTACAACAGATGTTGGAGTTCCATTACATACTCTTACTTCATTAGTAGTTTGAACTGGCGTACAATTTTGTGTTGTTGTGGTGGTTGCACTTGTTGGTGCCCCATATCCACTAGTTGTGGTTGTTGTTGCCTCAGTAGGTGGGTTGTACGGACCAGCAGTTGTGGTTGTTGTTGCCTCAGTAGGTGGGTTGTACGGACCAGCAGTTGTGGTTGTTGTTGCTATGCATGGAGATCCAGATCCACCAGAACCGCCACAAGAACTTACATTTGTTGCAACGCATGCTCCCCACGAAGTAAGTGTTGGCTGTGTACAAATCTGATATGATCCATCAGAACATAGTTTTCTTGTTCCAGTATAAATACCAACATAAACATCTTCTCCATTACAGGTAGGCTGTTCAACAGTATATGCCTCACAGTCGCCACAAACTACCTGTCCTCCACCGCTAGTGGTGGTTGTTGATGCAGTAGTGCCTTGAGTAGTACCCTGTGTAGTTCCTTCTGTTGTACCCTGGGTAGTTGCCTGGGTAGTTGCCTGGGTAGTTGCCTGGGTAGTTGCCTGGGTAGTTGCCTGGGTAGTTGATGGTGGGTCTGTATGTAATGGTGTCCAGACTGCCTTAATGGTTAGGTTAGACTCACAATTAATAGTATGTCCTGGCTGTGCATTTGGAACTACTGATGGGAATACACAAAGTGCTCCAGGTGCTGCTGATACTTCATAACCAAGGAACTGGTATCCAGATTTTACAGGAATAGTTGATGGTATTGTATATGGGCTTGCGTGACTTGAGTTTGCTGGACAGTTGCTTCCACCATCACAATCATAAGTAACACTAAAAGTAGAAAGTAATCCTCCACCAGTAATTAAATCTCCAGTAAGTAGCCAAGTGTTTGTTCCAGTTTTCTTTAATTCTGCTTCTCCGTATCTATAGGCAATTGTTTTACTAGAGTTTTTACTTAATATTGTTACTCCAGAACCTTCAACAAAATTTACAGTACCAGCACCCATAGCAACTACTTTAATCGTGTGTCCTATAGCAAATTGAACATCAGTATTTGAAGGAACTGTAACATTAACACTTGTTCCTGAATTCATTAATACTGTTTTCCCTGGATCAGATATATTTAGTGTATGATTTGAAACTTTTTCAACAAATAAAGCGGTATTGGTTAGTCCTCTCCAACTTCCATTTACATAACATTGAATCTCTTTAATATCTGTTCCGCCATTTGTTTGTTCAACATAGCATACAGTTCCTTCTTGTGGAGATGTTATAACTGCATCTCTAGCAGCAGGATTTTGGAATCTATTTACACCAGCCTTAGCACGAATAACATCATTTGCTGTAACTACAGAACCAAATGTATGTGTTTGAGTCCAAGAGTATGGGACATTTGTGTTAGCAACACCAGCAACTGCATACCAAGTATCTGACGCTGCGTCATACATGTATGCTACTTTGCTTGATGAACTAACTGTTGACATTATTTGACTCCATAAAGGTAATAATTACCAGAAGTAAAATTACCGCTACTAGGAAATAGTTGTATTGAAGAAATAGCGCTTGTAGTTCTGGCAATTGCAATACCTGTTGTATAGTTTATATTTGTTGGTGTTGTTTCATTATTTGTTACTGAATAAAGTTCTGCAACCTTTAATGTTGTAGTATTAGCATAATCAATAAATGTTAAACGTATTAAACTTGTGCTTGATCCATTATCTTGATTATAACTTAAATTATTCCAAGATGTATTGCTAAAACTGTTATCTGATTCAGCAACTCCAGTCCTATTACCATAGATAGCAGAAGAATCGTTATTTACCCTTCCATTAAGCGCTGCGCCGTCTGTAGCAGGTCTAAAGTTACGAACAATCAATCGCAAATCTTGATACGACCCACTAATCGAATCAATAGAAATACTAGCACCAGTTAATGTTCCGCTTGCCAATAATGTCATTCCCCCAGATGTTGGAAGGGTTGCCCATGAAGGTGTATCTCCATTATTTGTCAAATACTTTCCTGAGTTACCAGACATAGATGGAATAACGTATGCATAAGAATCTGTAGCAACTAAAGTTTTAGATGTTGGAATAGTAGTAGAGTTAATTGTTAAACCATTAACATTACTTATTGTTGATCCAGAAGGAATTGCTGTTGATCCAAGAGTTGGTTGCGAATATGTTGATACCGCTTGCCATTTAACTCCAAGTGTTTGTGTGTCATCTGCAGTAAGAACTGTTCCATTAGCACCAACTGACAGATTGTCAACATCTGCGCTTGTGCTTCCTACCAACAAGTCTCCCTTAGACTGAACAATTTTTTTAATATCATTAATTCGTACCCAAGGAGACGGTGTTGATGTAGAGTCATAAACATATGTATCTAATGCAGGAGAATCTTTATCTACCCAAATTAAACCATTGACCAATCCAACTGTTGGTGGTTCATTAGAATAAATTGCTGATGCATAAAGTTCTTCGACAGATCCGCCATTTGAGTTTGGATCCATTGAAATATATCCATTAACTCTTGTAGGAAAAGATACTGCCATTTCAGCCTGAGTCAGGAAGTCTGAACGTGCTGGATCTGATTCTATTGTGTCAAGTCTGGTATCTAATGCTTTTAAATGTCCAGCCAAAGAATCTGCAAGAATTTCACCCTCTGTGGTTGGTACTGTTGTTGTTCCATAATGAAATAATTTTAGGGCTGCTTGTATATCTGCTGCCTCAGCATAAGATGGGATCTTCGTCTTGTAAATATTACCAATGTCTTCAGCCATTATGGGTCACCATCTTCGATTATACCATAGAAATGAATAAATGTATTGTTCTAGCACCAGAAGGACTTACCCATTCCCCTCCAACAAGTTCTTTTGCATAAATTGTAATTGGAAGAGACTCTGTCCCAACTCCTCCGCCGATGGCGCCTACAGATAAAGAAGATGCAATAGGATTAGTTCCACTAATAGAATATTGAATATTAAAGTTTTCTGCAGTTACAGATCCAACCATATCGGACGGTATAAGATTAATCAGAGGAATAACTATTGGACCTACTGATCCATTAACAAAACTCATTGACTCTTTATTAACAGCATATACATTTGGCAATAGAGACATTATTTTTTGCCATTGTGTTCCAGTTCCAGGAATAGTCAACAATTGATATATGCTTGCAAAATTAGTATGTGATTGCTGTGTATTTAAATAAAAATCAAAAACCTTTGTCTCTACTGAAGATGGTAATGTTAAAGGACCTGGCTCTCCATTACCAGCAAAAAATAAACTTCCACGATCACCTTTTGGACCATAATCAACTTCAACATTTACTGTCTCTGGTCCTCCAAGAACTAAGAGGTCGTCTGTAGATAATACAACCTCTGCCATATTATGGGGTTCCTAACGAACTTGTTACTTGATCTGTAATAGTTATTGTTCCAGTTAATAGGGTTAATACTGTATCAAAATCAGCACCTGGTTTTCTTACCTGAACATCGTAAACATAGGTTTTTGTTGGATCTAAATATGCTGCATCTCCAGGCCTAATTGTACAAGTTACATATTGTGCATTATCAGAAATTTTTGCCAAACACTTATGATATCCAGGAGCAGAATCTCCACCTCTTGTTTCGGCAAAAGCAAAGATTGCTGTATCAAACTGAATATTTGGGGTAGATGGATTAGAGTCATGATCATATAAGTATCTGTAATCAGATAGATCAAAAGCATTACCAGCAGTATCTTTTGGATAAATCCTAAACTGATAGGTGTCGCCCTTATAATATTTAATATCGAATGTACCTGGAAATGCCATAGTTCCTCCTGCTCAATTATAGCACAGCAACGTGTATAGAATTCATTTTTACTATACCGTCGTAGTCTGTTCTTATTTGTGGTATGCCTGGACTGAATCTCATCTTCTCATTTTCTATAAAGAAATTCTGTGTAACATTTATGCTGTAATCATACTGGTACTTTAAAGATGCTACAAACTGAGAAATATCTCTATCTGCCCCAGAAAGCAGGGTTCTTATCCAAACCTCTGTATTATTATTAAATGTAGTTATATCAAAGTTATACGTTATAAAAACCTGAGCACCTTCTTTTAAACCTCTAAAATTTAGTGTTCTAGACTCAGAATTCCATAACCCTACTGAGTTTTTTGGTATATAAAGTTCTGTTGTTCCACTACCCTTGCCATCAACAAAAACACTAACCCATCCATCTTCACCTTGTGTAGCACCTGTTTTAATGTCTTTTTTAGTTTTATTATAATAACATGCCCAACCAGCCTGCTGTCCAGATGAAGAAAGAGAACTTTCGCCATCCTTTCCTGGTGTTCCACGTTCTCCCTTTTCACCACGCTCACCCTTATCTCCACGATCCCCTTTTGGACCTGGTGGGCCCATTGGTCCTGTTGGCCCTTGCGGTCCAGCAACTGGTACATAGTTTATAAATTGATCAGCGACAGTGTTTTGAGACTGAACTACTTGAGAAGCATAATTGCTTTTGCTTTGTGGAAAGTCCATGGATTTAGATACTGCCATGGCTTAATCTTTACAAATCTCCGACTTTATTTACTGTAACAATTACCGACGGAATTGATGGAACTCCAACTGGAGTACTAGCGTCAGCAATGGCAGAAATAGATACATTTGTACTTGCTGTATACCACATCAATTGAAAATCTTGAGGAAGAACATCACAGTTTACAAAGAAGTTCCATGCAGCAACATTATAAGTATTATTGTTGGCCATATGAATAATTGTTGCAGTATCTGGAACATCTACATCGTTGTGTCTCATCCAAATATAAATATCTGCTGAAGATCCTCCAGTTTTTTCTAATTGCAAACTAAATGCAATATTATAAATACCCAAAGTATCCATTGTAATTCTTGATCCATCTACAATGGTTACTCCGTTTGAAAAATCTGTAGAGTTTAAAGTTATAGGCTTAATTGATCCACCTGTTTGAATTGTATTATCAAAAAATGAACCTAATTTTGCTCCAGTTAATCCCCCTGGCTCTCCTTGTGGACCAGGTTCGCCTTGAGGCCCTTGTGATCCAGGTGCAGAAATAGTTGTCCAATATTCAGTTCCTGGTGGATATCCAGCATTTAAAGGAAGAACCCTATAATATGTTCCACCAGCATAAGTTACAACATCGCCAATATTATAATCTGCTGCATTATTATATTCACCAACAAAATTCCAAAGTGCGTCTGCACCATTAACGCCTGGTAAACCCTGTTCACCCTGTGGGCCTTGCTCACCTTGTGGCCCTGGCTCTCCTTGTGGTCCCATCGGCCCAGTTAATCCAGTTGGCCCAATTGGTCCTTGTGCTCCTGTAGCCCCTGTGTCGCCTTTTGCGCCAGGTACACCAGGGAAGGGTACTATCTTTATGACTGGCATTACAAACTACCTCCTGTGACGTCTCCAAGCACTGTTATGGTACCAATCACGGGAGTCCATACAGTTTCTCCGTCAATGGTTACTTGAAGATCAAATAATAATTCTGATACTACTGAAGAATAGCCATTTCCCCAATTTTGTGTGATATCTGGAGATGCCATAATCTCTACATAACCATCTCCTGCATCAACCTCTAGTTCATCTAGAATGTCGCCTTTTGCATCGTAGGTTGTTGAAGCGTATGTCCAACCAGTTGTATCAAAATATGTTGTTTCGTCGTTTTCGTAAAATTCTACACGCAACGGAGATGTGTCGCCTCTAACAATATTCCATTTAATATTGACTGGATCTGCTCCAAAGATTTCGGGTCCGCATTGTGCCATAATCAATGATTATACCATAAAATAAGACCAATACTTAAAGTGGTGGGTATAAGGAACAACCTCAAGTATTGGCTTATTAAAAGTATATCATATAGGTATAAAACGGACATTCCTCAAGAAAAAGAGACTAAGATCACAAAGAAAATTGGTTAAAAAGGCCTCAAGAATAGAAAGTTTAGTGTATAATTTTATTTATATTATATATAGTATATATATTATATATAAATATATTATATATATTATATATTATATATAGGGAATTATTTGCTAGTTTTTTCAATATGCTTAAGTAAAATTAAATACATCTGATCAAGTTTTTCATTCATCTCTCTACGAGTTTCTTCGGCTTTATCAATTCTTTCTTGCAAAGCAGCCTGATTTCTTTCTAGTCTATTAACTTGATCTTTTAAACTCGATCCGCCGTTAGGTTTAAATTCCGATTTGATTTCATCGAAATAATGTTTTGTAAGCCATCTAATTGCGCCACCGATTCCGACGAGAATCGTTGATACTCCGATAATAATTTCGATAACTAGCGCAGTATTGTTTCCAGAAAACATAACTCGATAATTATAACAAGTGTTTTTAAAAAATGTAAACTCTCGTCTTTCGGCGGGGCGAAATAAGAGTTTCGTATATCCAAACCACCCCTATCCATAACATATGCAAACAAGATTTGCACTATATGGAAAATTATGGTAGTATGGATACCTTATGAGTATTATAAATATTTTAGAAGTGTATGTAGCAATAATTGCTGCAAACCTAACATTTTGGTATATTAAGAAATGGTGGTTAAATCATGATTGAGGCATTAATCGGTATGGCTTTGGCTGGACTGATCTCATATGGTATTTTGACATTGATCAAAAAAACATTTAATGGCTGATGATGTTAAATTTATAGACCTGTTTGATCCAAATCAGCCAAGAAGCGATAGAGATCTCATAGAGTCACGTTTGAGTATTTGTAATACTTGTGAATGGTTCAACAAGCGTATGATAAAATGTAAAAAGTGTGGTTGTTTTATGAAACTTAAGACAACTCTAAAGCAAGCAAAATGTCCGATAGGAAAATGGTGAAAAAATGGAACTTACAAGAGAAAAGATCGTAGCAGCAGTTGTCGATACCGTTGAAGAAGGAATTTCAGCAACCCTTCCAAAGGATATGACAGACGAGCAGAAGAAGGAAGCACTTATTCAGAATAGACCTGGATTAGTTGCTGTTGCTGGACAAATCGCTGACCGTTTGGGATTTTAATATAATCTCATGATACCTCCTATAGCCAAAAGATATGGCTATATCGATGGGTCATGTATGTTTTGTCCAACTGATATAAGACGTACTTATGGTAATAAAATAATACGAAAATATCAGGACAACAAGGAAGAATATACTAGACTACTTGGCGAAATTCAATATGCTAGGTTAGAAGAAGATATACCAAACAACATAAAAGAGTTAGTGGCAGATCAGCCAAACCTTCAACTATATGTAGATGAGTATATAGAGGTTGCTTATGCTGCTAGGCCAACTAAGAATACGCATATTCTTTTAT